ATATTAGGTAAAGTAAAAAATCAAAAAATTATTATGGAGACTCTTCAAAAAAATCCGTCTGATTTAAAAACATTAGCTAAAAAAACAGGATTAACTCAAATACAAACAAAAGAGGAATTAAGAAAATTATTACAAAATATTTATGCACAACGTGTTCAAATTGGTAAAGGCAAATACGCTATAAAAGGAAACTGGTCAATTTTTTTACCAACGGATGAAACTAAATTAGATGAATTACAAAAAAATTTTTGGAACACAAAAGGCATTCCACAAATTAAAAAAGATACAATAGGAGATCTTTTTTATAGAGCATATGGTAAAGATACCTTAGCTGATAATGTAACACCAAATCCAACACGAAACCCAGCTAGATATAAAAAAGTTCTTCAAAAATTAAGAGAGTATAATAATATAAAAAACGCCATTGAAAAAAATACAGACATTAAACTAGATTTAGATCATCCACTTGATCGAACAGCTTTAAATTCAATTAACGCAACAGCTGATCAAATGGTTCGAGTAACACCAGTATCAAGATCAATAAATAGAGGTCTTAAAGAAAAACTACAACAAAAAATAAACCAGGTTAATAAAGATATAAA